CTTGTACCACTGGTGCCGCTTGTACCACTAGTTCCATTTGTACCGCTTGTTCCGTTGCTTCCAGATGTACCAGAGCTACCGCTACTGCCACTACTACCACTTGTACCACTACTACCACTTGTACCGCTTGTACCACTGGTGCCGCTTGTACCACTGGTGCCGCTTGTACCACTAGTTCCATTTGTACCGCTTGTTCCGTTGCTTCCAGATGTACCAGAGCTACCGCTACTGCCACTACTACCACTTGTACCACTACTACCGCTTGTACCGCTTGTACCACTGGTGCCGCTTGTACCACTGGTGCCGCTTGTACCACTAGTTCCATTGCTACCAGATGTTCCATTACTTCCGGATGTACCAGAGCTACCGCTTGATCCACTACTGCCACTTAATCCGCTGCTCCCACTTGAACCACTTGAACCGTTTGTTCCGCTTGTTCCTGAAGTTCCACTGGTACCAGACGTTCCACTTGTTCCATTGGTTCCAGATGAACCACTTGATCCGCTTATACCAGATGTTCCACTACTACCACTCGTTCCACTACTGCCACTTGTGCCGCTACTACCGCTTGTTCCACTTGTTCCACTTGTTCCGCTTGTTCCACTTGTGCCACTGCTACCACTGTATCCAGCTGATCCACTTGTGCCATTACTACCAGATGAACCAGAAGAACCACTTGTACCGCTTGTGCCTGATGTACCACTGGATCCACTTGTTCCGCTTGTACCAGATGTTCCATTTGTACCATTTGTGCCTGAAGTTCCGTTTGTACCTGATGTGCCGTTGCTACCACTGCTTCCGCTACTTCCGCTTAATCCGCTGCTCCCACTTGATCCGTTTGTACCACTTGTACCAGATGTGCCGCATGTACCACTAGTACCATTGGTGCCATTGCTACCAGATGTACCACTTGCTCCAGCAGATCCACTTGTACCACTACTACCACTGCTGCCACTTGTACCACTTGTGCCGCTAGTACCACTTGTGCCTGAAGTGCCACTGGTTCCAGAAGTACCATTTGTCCCACTACTTCCACTACTTCCACTACTTCCACTAGTTCCACTACTACCACTAGATCCGCTAGATCCACTACTTCCACTAGATCCACTTGTACCACTACTTCCGCTTGTACCATTGCTTCCGCTTGTACCACTAGTACCACTAGTACCACTGGTACCAGATGTACCATTGCTGCCGCTTGATCCGCTTGTGCCACTACTGCCACTGGTGCCTGATGTACCATTGCTTCCTGACGTACCACTCGTACCACTACTTCCAGACGAACCACTACTTCCACTCGTACCGTTACTTCCACTTGATCCACTAGTACCACTTGTACCGCTACTTCCACTTGTTCCATCGTTACCACTTGTACCAGATCTTCCTTTTGTTCCGGTGGTGCCGCTTGTTCCGGTTGTACCACTTGTGGTACTAGTACCGCTTGTACCATTGGTGCCTCCTAAAAGACCACTACTGCCGTTTGTACCACTGCTTCCATTTTCACCGCTGCTGCCGCTGGAACCAATTTCTCCACTTTCACCACTACTACCTCCTTCTCCATTTGTTCCACTGGTACCATTACTTCCACTTGTTCCTGAAGATGTGCTTATACCGCTGGTACCGCTTGTGGTACTAGTACCACTTGATCCAGCTGAACCTTTTGCACCACTACTACCGCTAGTACCACTTGTACCTGTTCCAGATGTACCGCTTGTACTTATGTCACCGCTTACACCTATGATATAACCACATGCATCAAATGAAAAAGTTATTGTAGCGGTATTATCATTATTTAAAATTATTGTTTCAGGTATTAACTGGTTAAAATTTTCATCATATGTTTGAATTAATACCAGATCCGAATTTAGATTATGATCAAATACCCAAACTTTTGCTTTTTGATCGCAGGGTATTTGTTTTGTTGCAACATTGTTAAAATATCTGGAACTGGTTCTACAATAAATTATTTTGCGTAATTCATCGATTATTTTAAGAAACAGTTCTGTAGTAGGATCTTTAAAAGTCGCTGTTAATTTTTTATAGTCATACAAAGCATTGTCCAATTTTATTGGTGAAACTTCGCATGGATCTTTCTTCAATGTTGACATTTCTTATAAATATAACGAAAACAACTAAGTAGCGTCTACATAGTGTTAAAAAAGATAAATATTAACTATATTTATTTAAATAGAGAAATTGGTATTCGTCTCCATTGACCTGTACTATAAATATAAAAATAATTACCGTCGTAGCTTACCCAGCCATCTTCTCCATAGTCAGATGATTGATATGGCACCTGATGATAGAATTTATCAGGAAATCTTTGAAATATTCTAAAAGCTGTATTTATAGGTCTTCTATTAGCTGTAGTGTATATGGGATTGCCATTACAGTCATATCCGCTTATATATGTTTGACTACTATAGTCATAATCAAATGTAGATATTTCTCTTTTTAACCACCCCGATGGATATTGATATACATAAATATATTTACTATCATAAGCTAACCAACCATTTTCTCCATAATCAGTGATAGATTTAGGAGCTGGATGAAATGGAGTATTAATTGTATTTTGATAATTTGATGGTATTTTGTTATAACCATCCAAATTGGTTACTTCATTTGGCTTTAGTGCCATTGTACCTTGACCTGTTACATCTGTGTAATCCAATGGACTATCTTTTAGATTACTACTGTTTTTAATAACATTATGTTCAATTGCACCCATTTCTCCAGCACTAGCTATAGCATTTTCTTGCAACATTACTTTTCTTACAGTAAATAGCTTTTGAGTGGTATTTTTTGCTCCGTTTAAATTTGTTATATAATTATCATTTAGCAAGTAAGCATTGACATTTATATCGAATGTTGTTTTGATATTACGATCTTCACCGTCGTTAACTTCTTGTTCGATGCTATAACTATCTATTCTAGCTCTAAATTTAAATCTCTCTGCGTCACCCCAGTAGTCTTTAGCTGCGTAGTTTATTTGTTCCAACAGTTTATTATTTTGATCTACATAATCGGTCCAAATGATGCATTCGTATGTTATATTTACTTGAACTGGTAAACTTACGCTATAAATTTGCTTGGTTGGTTTGCTAGCAAAAGCACCTTTATTCATTAAATCAAATCTATCATACTTGTTCTTTTCACTATAATTCATTATAGTTTCGTAATTTAGATAACGATTGAAGGTTGCTAGTTCTTTGTTATTTTCAACGCTTTTTCTACGAATCATTATGGCTGGCAACAATATTTTGCCTTGGTTATCTCTAATATGACCAAATTTTTTCATAGCAAACCATCTTTCAGGATTACCATATATAACTGGCACTTTTACAACTTCACCGTTATCATTAACTTGAAGTCTCAGTGTATCGTTTAAAGTATTAATAACAGCTGTATCAACGTCTAATAAAGTGACCGTAAAATTCTTCTCTTTATCAGTATCACGACGAGTTGCGTTGGCTCTATTATAAAGCTTGTTAACATCCGATTGAGATGATGCATTTTCAATCGGATTTGGCGGCGGATTTATATTAGTATTTGGACCCCAAGCCATAAATTATGTTTGTCTTTCTACGAGGTTAAGCTTACTTAGTCTTGTGTAATGTGTATTAACAATTAAGCTCCAAGATTTATCTGGATGTCCGCCCAAGAATTGTTCTTGAACAACATTATCAATTTCGTAATAACGTTCGTTATACAAAACCAAGTCGCCAATTTCTGGAAAATAATTGGTGGTAATACAATCACGTTCTCTGAATCTGTAAACGATATCTTGCTTTCTATCAGGACCATATCCTTGATTTTCAGTATTAATGTCTTCACGTTGAACAAGACAACTCAAATCGATGCCAGAATAAAAAACTTTACCTTTATCACTGCTACTTTCGCCATAAATATTGGTATTGGTTTCATAAGCAGCAATCTTAAATACTTGAACAACGCATTCAATTATATCACCTATTAATTCAGAGTTTACACTCCCCAAGAAGTTTATGTCTCTTGGAGAAAAATATCTTCCAGGCGAATAATTGTTATTGTAAATACCAACGTCTTTACGAGTTGATGTCCAATATTGTTTAAATTTTGGATCGGTTTTTGGATACTGTGGAGATACAGGTGCAGCCATATGTTTTATCCTATATAAATATGAAGTGGAACTCTAGCAAGCATCTTGTTCATTTCATCACTTTCTTTGCCCTTATTTTCCAATTGATTGACACGAAGTGTTTTCTCCAACATATCTCTCAATTTTTCAAGCAACATATCCTTTTCTTCCTTAGCTTCACTGCGTAATTCTGCACCATCCAGTGTTACTTCGCCGCCAGGAATTGGTACGGTACTATATTTTTGAAGAATACGACCCAATGTTTCTTTACACAATGCCAAGAAATACTTTTTGATCCATTGTTTACCAGGCTGATTTACCTTACAGTATGTACAGTATTCATACGGAACGTCGCTTGGATCGCTTATATATTCATAACGAGATCCGCTATAAAAGTTAGTAATATCACGTTCACTTTCAACGATGTAATCTATATACACTCTGAAATTATCAGTTGGGATTGGAAATATTCTCAACTTGTTGTTGCCTAGAATTTCAAAGCTGTAAGCACTTTTACGAACCATATCATTGAATTCGATAGCTTGTACACGTTCCAAATCTTCGAATATAGGAGTCATCAAGAATTGTGTAGCTGGACTATATGCGCTGAATCCCATTTCACTGAGTACGTTGCTGTAACTCATACCTGTCATACTAAATGGATCATAAATACGTGCAATAGCTGGTGGTCGATGATGAAATACTCTTTTTACTTCTATACGAGAACCAGTTAAATGTTCAATGTCTCGGCCAATTAGTATGTTTAAGTCATACACCTGATTGGTAGCAGATGGATTGATACTTCCACTAATAGTTACATAATTACGTTTAACTTCAACTTCGCCGCCAACAAGTGCTTCTGCTCCGTATTGCTTACTCAATTGAATTGTAAAAGGTAAACCTGTACTTTTTACACCTAGTCCTGTTAAATTGCTGTATTTAGCTTGAGGTAAACCTTGTAAATTAACCATATTGTTAACGATATTAAATTCATTAACCACACGGTTATATTCCAATACAGATTCTTCAAAACAAGCGTAAAAATTAACATCGATCATTTCTATATCGATGATTGGATACCCCAAACGTTTTGCTGCCCACATAGCGCTGCTACTACAATCGTTTTCAAATGTAGTTTCGCCAGATCCTGTGTTGCAACTTTCGCTTAAGTAATAACCAAATGGCACAGTGTCTTGGGTAACACTGCTACCACTTCCAGGCCATCTTACCCTATCTTGATCTAAATTAGCACTCATTAATTATAAATATCTCAAACGTGAGATAATACAACTAAATTAGTGGATTAATAACCAAGTACCTACTACATCTGCTCTGTTTGCACTTTCATCGCCATCTCCTGGTTTAACTATAACATTCCACTTTGGTTCTTTTCCAGCTGGAATTACTTTCATCTCATCGTATGTAATGATGCTAGCTTTAGGAACGCCATATTTTGCAGACAATTTATCTTTTAATGTATCTATAGCCTCAGGCGACTTAAATTGAATCTTACCGTCTTTATCTTTTATCAATTTGCCATTGTTATCTTTCAAAATCAAATCGGTAAACATTGGTTTTGGAACTACTGTAGAATGTTTAGTACTCTTAGGTTGTATTTGTTTTTCTTGATCTGGAGTAGCACCCATACTAAAATTCATCTTAAAATTATTAGGCTTGTTTCCAGTTGCTACACCTGCCATTTTCGTATAAGCATAAAAATCAACTTGTGGGAACTTTCTGGCAACACTATAAGCTAAATCAACATAATCTGGACTGAAAAAATCACCAGCATCGTGCCATCTAATTACTACTTTAGCTCCTTTTTTAGCAAACTTATCCACTTCAGTTTGTATTTCGGATTCTAATTTTGCTTTAAATCCTTGTGGATCGTTTAACAAAAAGTTCAATACTTTGGTTTGAGACATTGAACTTGCTTTCCATTGTACATAACCGCCTTTTTTAGCATAACAATATACTTTACAAGCACCTGCGCCAGGACACGTATCTACTACAATAAAATCGCCAGTCTTTTCATTTACTGCTAATCCTTTTAAAGCTGGCAAACCTATATTGAAATATTGTGCGGTTTCGCCTCCACTATGGGTAATCTTTTCATTTTGTTTTAATAACTTTGTAGGACGAGTAATAATCGCTGCTTTCAATTTATCTAAATCAAACTTACGATCATTTTCATCTTTAATTTCAATATTGCCTCTGTGTACATAGGGCATCGTGTACTTATCTAATTTTGTCTTTTTACCATCGGCGGTTTTTGCGAGGTAGTCTTGCATTTCGTCCGGAGTCATTGTACGGGTCATAGCACCCAACATATCAGCTTCTTCTAGACCTGATGAATTCACAAACTGATCCAATGTCATTATACTATCGGGTGGTAAACCCATTGCTTCATACATTTTAACTTCGGTTAATAAATCAATAAATTTCATATGTGTTTTGTTATTCTTACTTTTAGATTACCCGTGCCTTTTATTACACGGTGATATGTTTCTTTTGGTATAAATATTGTTTCTTTAAGCAATTGTGGTAAATTATTATCTAATTGAAAGTACCAATTGTTATTTTCTATAACTTCAACTGTTCTGTCTTCACGATCTATATGCCATTCCAGTTCGTGCGTATCTACATCAGAACTAAATTCTCTTATATACTGATTGTTACCCACTGATTTTTCTATAAACGGAAGGCTCATTACCAGTATTTACCTTTACCTTTATTACCCAACGATCTCATTCTGTGACTTCTGCAACTCCAGTATCCAGCTGTTGTTCGATCTTTCTTTTGACTACATCTGTGTCTAGCTGCAAAACTCTTACGACGAGCCTTGTTACCGGCTCTACTTCTCATATTTGGATCCCCAAATGTTACTTTTTTAACTTTGCCATTCTTGGATTTAACATATACAGCATACTTTTTAGGACCGCCTGGAGTTCTAAATGGTCTACTTAAATTAACAGTACGTCCTCTATGCTTAAGTTCCATTAGTAGATCTTCTTCTACTTCAATAGGTGCATCCAAATAAACTTCTCTACCTTCGAAGAGTTCTTTCTTACCAAGATCACTTTCCACCAATTCAGCGTCCGAATCACATAATTCAATTTGGTTGTTATAATACAAAGTACGAACTTCTTCCAACAACTCAAAGTAACTATCGCTATAAGTTCTAAAAATGTTTTCACTTAGTGGTATTTGTTTTTCAAGATGATACTTGAGATTTGTGCTTATACCCACGGTTTGGATAAGAGCCATACTACATAGCTCTTGATTTTCCATCAAATCGCCTAATTTAATCATATTGATAAATATTAGTTTAATTATAAAAAGTAATATTTATATTATATGAACTACAAAAAGCAACTTTTTTATACCATCGTAGTGTTAATACTAACGGGTTGTATTTCCTCCGAAGTTAAACCAGCAAAACAAGTTACCGCAGCACAAGACGCGGTTGCTAAACAAGAAGCCAAAGTAGACAATACAATGGTGGAATTAGAAAAAGTAGAAAAGAGTAAACGAGTACAAACGTCGTCTTTATCTATAGGTATTCAACACTCTTTGAGTCAAGTAACCAACGCACCCATACAAGTTGATACTGCTAAAGCACTAAATGAACGTGTCATTTCCATAGTTGGTTCACCTCATATAGATGAAATCAAACGTATAAAAGCTACTGTTGATCTATTGAATAGTCAAGTTGCTGAAGAAAGAAAGAAAGGCGATCAGTTATTGTCGCAACGTGATGAAATTATAAACAAACTACAAAAAGAAAAGTCTGCTTTGAAAGAAAAGTACGACGATGAATTGTGGCAAATGACTGATAAAGCAAAAGAAATTGCAAAAGAAGCTGATCAAAGCAAGGCTACCCTTGATGCTATGAGTGGTATGTTTGGATTAAATGCAGTATTTTGGGGTTTAAAGAAGTTTTTTATTAGTGCAATGACCGCAATTATCATATTTGTTATAGTATTTGTTGTACTTAGAATATTATCAACAATACATCCAGCCGCCGGTGCAGCATTTAGTATATTCAATATGATTGGATCCGGACTATTAAGTTTGGTAAAAGCATTAACTCCACATGCATTTGAATTAGCTAATTTTGCATCAAAAGATAAAGTTGATGAGTTTAAGTCTCCTCTTGTTAAAATAGTTGATGTAATCCAAGAACTAAAAGAAAAGCAAAAAGAGTCTCCTGACAGAGTATATCCATTAACCGAAGTATTAAAGAGATTTGATAAAGAAATGGACAGTTCCGAAAAAGAATTGATTGATGATATTCTAAAAGAACAAAAGTGGATTAAGTAAATTATATAGTATATTTATTATATAATTGTTTTGGATTGTTAACGAATGTTATATGTTAATAAACTAAATACAATTATGGACACAAATACAGCACACGTAATTTCTCAACAGGTATTAGAGTCAACTGCGCAAGATATGACAGGCAAATATGTCTGGATGTTTTTAGCCGGTTTAGTAATTCTGATATTCAAATCAAGTATTGAAAAGTTGGCATCTGCACTTTTCATGTTTATCGGAAGTGATTATAAAGAAGACGACGTTGTATATGTTGATGGTAAACCCGGCAGAATTGTTCGTGTGGGTTTAACAAAAACAGTCTTTTTTATATATGACATAGTAGATGGTAAAGTTGCCGGTGGTAGTAAATTAGTTATTCAAAACGAACGACTTGCAAGTCTAAATATAGAAAAGCCTCTACCTCAATTAGATTTGTCTCGTTTCAAAAAAGAATAATTTACTAATTGAACCATGGCTATTAACATTTTTACCCACATCAGAAGAGGTCTATACGATAACGTTTACAATTGTATAGAAAAAGAAAAAGTAGACGTTAATCAGAGAGATGATGACACAGGCAATCCCCCACTGGTTGTTGCAGTAGAAGAAAATCAAATAGAAATAGTTCGATTATTATTAAATCACGGAGCTGATCCAAACGTAAAAGATTGGACAAGCAAAAATACCGCACTAGATGTAGCTGAACAAAAAGGTTTCAAACCTATTGTAGAAGTACTACAACAAAGAGGTGCTAAATACAGCAGTGGTAGTAGTTTCCATTTAGCTGCAAAGAATGGTGATATCGTTTCTATTGAAGAAATGTTAGATAAAGGATGTGATATCAATGAAGTTGATGCTGGTAAAGGTTGGACTGCACTACATTATGCTGTTAATTACGGTCAAAAACACTTGGTTGAATATCTAATCATTAAAGGTGCAGATATCAACAAGAAAGACTTCTTGGGTAAAAACAACCCAATTGATGTATTGTCCAATACAAATAGAGGTGAAATTGTTAAAATACTAAACAATTACGGTGCTAAATCAGCGGGTGGTATAAGTATTCATTTCTGCGCAGAAACTGGTGATTTTGAGGGTGTACAAGGATTCTTTGATAAAGACGGTAGAATCAATGGCAGAGATGAAAAGAATGGTTGGATGCCATTACATTATGCCGTTAACGCTAACGATGTTGATATGGTGGAGTTTTTGGTACATTTGGGAGCAAATGTTAATGGCGCAGATTTTAAAGGTGAAATTGCTCCGTTAGATATTGCATTCAAGACTGGAAATGTAGAAATGCAAACTTATTTACAAACCAAAGGTGCTCAAAGAAAGAAGAAACATGATACAGGCGGTGGCGGCAAAGATGTAACCATCTATATTACAGATGAAGTCAAGAAACAAATTGCAATGTTTATTGAAAAACGTGAACGAGAAGAAGCTGTAATAAAGAAACATGAACAAGAACAAGCTGCAAAAGAACCAAAAAAGAAAGATGTACCCGTAAAGAAAATTAACTGGAAAGATTTCTTAAAGTTAAAGAATATGCCGGTTGTGGAAAAGAAAGAAGAAAAGAAGGTTGAAGTACCAAAGCCTGTAAAACAAATAGTTAAGAAGGTTGAACAAGTCGATGTAGAAGTCAAATCCAGTAGATTGCAATTGGATGTAGAACAAGAAGGTTTCATATTCTTTATGGACATTGTAGCTTATAGTAAAAAGACTACAGATGAACAAAAGAAAGCTTGTAAAGACTTGGGTGCTTTAATTAAAGGTACAATGCAATATAAGACAGCTAATGCTCTTGAAAAGTTGATTATATTACCTACTGGGGATGGTATGGTAATGGGGTTCTTTACATATTTGGAAGACGCAATGAATTGTGCGGTTGCTATAGCTAAAGCAGTAAAGGACAGACCAGACTTACAAATGAGAATGGGTGTACATTGTGGTTCTGTAATTCCAATGGAAGACATTAATGGCAATTTGAATATAAGTGGTGATGGCATCAATTATGCTCAAAGAGTAATGGATGCAGGTGAAAGTAATCACTTATTGGTTAGTTCGGCTGTAATGTTAAAATATGATAGACCCACATATGTATTAGTGAATGATTTGGGTGATATAGTTGTAAAACACGGTGTGGTGATGCACTTGTATAGCTTACATGGCAGTGACTTTGGCAATAAAGCATTTCCGTCAAGTAGAGTAAAAAAGGCAGAACCAACAACCGATAAACCAGTATGAAGTACTTTTTTATATAATATAACAAAAACAGGCGGAGCCTAAAAAATATGAAAAAATTAATACTAATATATCTAATGTTTACGTCATGGAGGATGTTTGCGTTAGATTTTGAAAACTCAAGTTATTATACGAAGAATTATTTATTTGATGCTCAAATATATTCAGTTAACACTTTTATATCTGAGAACAATTTAAGCCATCAACTAGGTAATTTTACGCCACATCTCGATTATGTACAATATCATGGTTTGGATCAATATAAAGAAAGTGACTTTGGGTTGGGTAGTAAATACAAAATAACTGATAAACTAACATTAAACACAGGTAGTTGGTATTACTATTATTATAACGCAGGCGACCATTACTTTGAACCGTATACATCGCTAAGTTATGATTGGATAGTATCTCCAACCATATATTTCAGTATGATAACCTATAATAATACTCCAAGAACAGTATTAAGTTTTGATTATAATAAGGATATTACTGAAAAACTACATTTGAATTTTAGACCAGTAGTAGGAACTGCGGATTATGATAATAGATATGGTTATTATGGTAGTGTGATTAGATTTGATTATGATGTAAATAAGTTTTTAGGAATATTTACCGTGGGAGAAATAAACAAACCATTTAGTTCTCCAGACAATAGTATTGTGTACACTTATTCATTTGGATTGAGGATATCACTATGAATAGATTTAAGTTCAATTTAAAATTTGCGTTATCTACAAGTACCATATTCATTTTGGCATTGGTAAGCGTTGTTTATTTCTTTTTATTGATATTTGCAATAGAAGATATAGCAAAGAATAGTTTAAAGAGAAGTTTAACTACATCTGTAAATCTTTGTAGCAGTATTCTTGACCCATATGAAATTGATAGTTTTACTAAGTATGAACAAGAACAAAGTGAAATATTTATTAACTATAGAAGACAGATTGTAGATATTAAGCGTCAAATAGAAAATATTAAGTTTGTTTATATAGTAAGACAAATAGGTACAAATATCACTTATATAATAGATTGTGGTGATGATGTATCAGAACAGGCTAAGTTGGGTGAAGTATATGATGATGCTGGCGATGGATTAAAAGAATTGTTTAAAAATACTAAAGAGGAAATATACTTTGAAAGTGATTATTATACAGATAAGTGGGGTACATTTTTATCTGCTTATAAACCTATATTTAAGAATGGAAAATTAATTTATGTTGTATGTAGTGATATTAAATCTGTTGACGCGGACAAATACATCGTTGATTATAAAAAGAAGTTTACTTGTGTATTTTTTACATTGTTAATTTTAATATGTCCAATTATAATTTGGATGACTAACGCAATTAGAAAACCTCTCTACAGAGTCAGAGATGAAATTCTTAAATTGAGAGATTTAAATTTAGATGGCCACATCGACTTCAATAGCAACATCAGTGAAGTAAATGATATGATTGATGCAACTGATAAGGTTAAAACTGGGTTGAGATCATTTGCAAAATATGTTCCTGATAAGGTTGTTAAACAACTAATAACTCAAGGTAAAGATGCAAAAATCGGTGGTGAAAAAACATACGTAACGGTATTGTTTAGTGATATCGAAGGATTTACAACCATATCCGAAAACAACGATGTGGATGAAGTTGTTACATCTTTAAATGAATATTTTGACGTATATGTACATTGTTTAGAAGAAAGTGGTGCCACCGTTGACAAATTCATAGGTGATGCTGTAATGGCATTTTGGAATGCTCCTAATAAAATAGAAAATCATGAGAGTGTAGCTGTTGCAACTGCTCTTAAGATAAGTGATGAAATAGATAAATTAAACAAAAGATGGGAATTTCAAGGAAAGAAATTTGTCTTTAAAACCAGAATAGGTATAAATTGTGGCGAAGTAATTGTTGGAAATATTGGATCCAGCAATCGTATGAATTACACAGTCACTGGTGATACTGTTAACTTAGCGTCTCGTTTGGAGTCGGCTAATAAAACTTATAAAACAAAGATTTTAGTGTCCGAATCCGTATATGAAAAAAGTAAAGATGATATCGACTATCACTATGTAGTCGAGGTCAAGGTAAAAGGAAAGGACATACCTGTGAAGGTATATGAACCCTTAAACTTAAAATCAAAAAGTTAACATGAATACCACATTAGATTACATTACCACAACGTCAAATCGGTTATTCAAACATACCGATCCTAGAATCAAATTTCTTTATGAGTTTTTAATAGAACTATGTGTAAACGGAAATGATCAATACTATAGATTAAAAACACAATATCATAATATAGATCATTTTTTATCAAGCGTTGATGTGTTTGTAGACATATATGATGGTATTGTAAAAGAATCTATAATAACAAAAGATCCAAATAATTTTTTCTGTGGTGTGATCGCAACGTTGTATCATGACATTGGTTTCTTAAAAAACAAAGATGAAAAGTTAGGAACAGGAGCTCAATATATAAATTGTCATGTGGATAGAGGATGTGAGTTTGTAAGCAAAAACTTCTCGGAAATACTGACTCAAGAAGAACAGAACAAAATTTGTAAATTGATTAAAACCACCGATTATTTCAAACCAAATTATAATGTTGGATTAAATGAACTAGGTGCGTGTGTGGCATTGGCAGATTGGTTGAGTCAAATGAGTGACGAATTATACGTTGATAAATTAGAGAGATTGTACAAAGAGTTTGATGAATATCAAAGGTTTAACAAAATAAACATGTATAATTCATTTGAAGATATGGTTCATAAAACCCCCGGATTCTGGAATAAATTAGTTAAACCAATGTTACATAACCACTACTATAATCTACAACAATATGGAACGATAGATTATGTATCTAAAATAGAACAAAACATAAACATATTGGTTGAAAGATACGAATTAAATGTAATGGTATCTATATAATATAAATCTTGACAGGTAGAGTTATATTGTTATAATGAAATAATGTCGGAGTATTTTGACCCCACATTAATTTACCTCAAAAGCATCAATAAGAATGTTGCAAAAACTCTTATTGAAAAGAACCATTATACACACAAGTGGTCTCTTTGTACTGTAGCTTATGGAGTTTATTATAAAGAGTACGTCGAAAGTACTTTCTTTGGGGGTTTTAACGAACACCTGATAGGTGTATTAGTATATGGAAATGCCGTGGGTAGAAATGCAAGTACCAGTATCTCTCCACTACTTACTAATAATAATGTATTAGAATTAACTCGTTTATGGATAGCCGATGGATATGGTAAGAATATAGAAAGCTATTCTATAGCTGAAAGTTTTAGATTATTAAATACTGAATATCCCCACATCAAATGTATTCTTAGTTATGCAGATAGTGAAGAAGGACACACAGGCACAATATATCAAGCAACTGGATTCCTTTATCAAGGAGATAATTATGTGGATATCGCTATAATGCCTAACTACAGTGTTAGTTTAATTGGTCCCACTGAATATGATTGGATACACAGTAGAAGTGTATATGCACGTTGGAAAACACACAGTGTAGATAAACTAAAAGAACGTATTGGTAAAACATTTTGGCGCAAACGTGAAAGCGGTAAACATCGTTATATCAAGTTTATTAGTAACAAGATTGAAAATAAGAAACTGGTTAAATCTCTTAAACATAAAGTTCTACCTTACCCCAAAGATACTTCGTTCAAAGAAGAAGTACAAGAAATCGTTGTAACATCTACCAACGAATTTTTCGATTAATGCAAGAAAAAACCCCAACTTTCGTTGGGGTTTTTGAATTGTTTTAAAATATTATGGATTATACGGTATCGAGATCACCGATAATAACTTTTCCATAAAATTCGGGGCGGACCACCTTCTTAGCGTAGCGGGTCATTACGCCTCTACGTGGAGTGAAGTTCACTGGATCATAGACCAATGGAGTTTGGATTAGTGGGATATATGGAGCATATACAGCACCGGTTTCTAGGAAGTTGTTTCCACGGAAACCAACCAATACAACGTTATCGGTCATATATGGGTTCTTGTAAACTTGGAAGCGAGAAGCAAAGCTACCAACACGGCTTACGCCCATTGCGAACTTAGCTTGATCACCGTCAGTGTTTACTACATATCCTGGAATTGATTCCAAGATGGTTGCTACGTCTGGACTTACGACCAAGAAGTTAGCACCACCACGTAGGGTCAATTTTTGGATTGTGTTAGATACCTTTTGAATCTTGTTTCCAAGGGTTTGGAACCAAGTGCTCTTTACGTAAGCAGTACGGTTTGGTGAAGCGTTTGCATTACGTG